TGGAGCGCCTTGCCCCGCTTGTAAGGGATAACCTTGTAAATCTTTGTAATCATCCATATATTTCCTCCTAAACGTTAGGTAGCTTGTACCATTGTCCTGCCATTCCCATAAAATAAAACCCATAACCTTGACCGCCATCAAAGAAACGAATGGACCCAGCTTGGCCCTATTTTATTACGCCCTAAATTTATTCCCTGCGTTAGAATAGGTTGATTTATGAATACATCCTTTTCTGTACTTATATCAAAGGTCTGCCCATGAGCAGCTGGACCTATGTTGTTATTTACGCTGCCTATAGCAATTCTATTAAACGGTTGAAGACCATCGGCCCTTTCTGCTGCCGCACGATCCCAGTTATACATGCAAGCGTAGTTACCACTAACCAATGTTATCCCTGAAACACAAACAGCTCTACCCGCAGAAACTTGTGCATTTGCAGCTGTAACTTTAATTACAATCATATGTTCTTGTGGATTGTAATTGTTAGGAACGGTAAACGTGAAATTATACCTTCTAATTTCACCATAAAATGTAGATGGCTCTGGAAAATCTTTATATATTTCGTGCCAAATTTTATAACTCACTTCATCCAATGGCGTAACAAAGCATACCTGCAATCGTGGTTTTGCCGTTACACGTACACTATTAATCTGTGCGGTTCTATAATGGGCTGACAATGTATAAGAGTTCCCTGGATGAATCCCGTTTTGAACTTTTGTTTCTGGGTAATTATACGTGTCGACACGGACTGCATTTACCATTTGTTCATAATTAAATATAAAAGTATTATTTTCTATCACTACACCGTTTCCTTGTACTTTCCAAGGTAGACCATATCCAGCACCAAACCCCTGATAATTGGGGTTACCTATGTTCAATTTTGGAACACTAGAAAAATCATGATCGGCTATTAAATTTCGTTTTGGCATAACGGTTGTTTTTGTTCCCCATTCATCTTCAAAAAGGAAGTCTAACATTTTAACAGTAACACCGTTTTTATCGATGGTAATTTTATCACCATTAACGTTTATAACATTCGTATCAATACCCTTTGCAGTTAACCATTTCACCATTGTGTCTGCGTTAATATCTAGTTTTGCAGCATTGATTGTAATTTTCCCAGGGGACATATTGATGGCAGTGACAATGCCGTCCTTTAAAATCTGCGCTAAAATCCCTTCATCTAACACTTCTAACTTAGATTCTGTTTTCTTTACATAGGCATTATAAGTCTCATTTATAAACGTTTCTTGTTTTCCAGAGATAATTGAAACGCCTTTTTCAGTAGCACTAATACTTCTTTCTAATTCTGTAACTTTTTTATTGTAAGGTTCAGTTGCTATCTTATCGGCCAATTCTTCCATGATTTTATCTTTATCTACAATATCAACAGGGTTCTCCATAAACGAAGAAGGTTTATCACCAATTTGTAGCATGGGCTGTGCCATCCATAGACACCCATTTTTACGAACCCAAAACAGCACTTTAACTTTTTTTGTGCCTTCGATTAATAGCCCTGCCACATGTGTACGAATCCATGTTCCTTGTAAAATAGTTATTTCTTGCAAGTAACTTTTAATCATTTTATTGTTTATATCGTAACATTGGAGCTCGATAGCAGCTCCAGCATCTATACTAGCTTTGTTATCTGTATAAAAGTAAGCAGAGAAAACATAATTCCATCCAGGACCAGCATTTATATAATCGTGCGATGCTCCTTTATACAAATTGCTCGCATTACCTGCAGTAATAACACTAAGTGAATTACATCCCTTATAAGTGACTTGTGTATCTCTTGCTGCGTTTGAAGTTAATTGCCAATATTTCGTGTCGTTCTTCCACAAGACATTGCGTAAAACCGTTTGGTCACCAATTCCACCAACGTAATCTTCAACATCTTTCATTTTTAATTGCAATTCCAATGCTTTACTATGTTGTTCTATCTTTGAAGTAGCCTCACTAAGCGTCTTCCCTTGCTGAGTTTGTATTTCTTGTACTTTACCGACGCTTTGTGAAATACTATCTGCGTTTTTCTCTACTGTTGTTACTCGTTTATCAAATCCCGTTTGATTTTGTTCAACCTTAGTTATATTTTCTTTTATACCATCCACACTTTTTTCAATTTCGGTTGTTCTCTTGGTGAATTTATCGGTTGTTACTTGATCTTCAGGCGCTGGTGTCCATCCAGTAGCTTTATTTCCTTTTTCAAGTTTAAAATTTTGAATAATGATTTTTGTTGTTTTAGCATCTATTCCCCAAAATTCCAGTCTCGCTTGTCCTGTGTTATTAAGCTGTTCTGTAATTTTTGTAGTGTACGTAACTCGTTGGAATTGGTCCGTAATTCCTGTGAATATTTGTCTAACGAATGTATATTTAGGCGAACCGTTTTCGCCATAAAACTGAACGCGACCTGCCGTTTTATCCGTTGTTATAATTTTTACATCGAAGCTAAAAGTTACGGTTTTGTCTACTAATTCACTAAAGATTTGATTTAAGTTATTCTTAAATACTCCATAAGCTGAATTTGAAGATAATTGCGTCGTTTCCCAATATTTCGTATCTGATATTAAATTACGTACTCCAATTTCTTGTTCATTGAAGTTCTTTTCTACACTTGTTAACTTCTCACTAATCTTTCCTGCTTGTTCTTTAATTTCAGTTGTTGTTTTCTTCAAGTCGTTTGTTGTTTGCTGCACATCAGAAATAATCTTCTTTGTGCCTTCTACAGTTTGTTCGACTGTATTTAATTTATTACTGATTTCAGTATCTTTTTTTGTTAACGATTCAATAGAAGTTTTAAATCCATTAGAATCCTGTTCAACCTGGGTTACTTTTTTATCAATTTCACCTTGTTTGTTCTCAATACTGGAAATCGTACGGCTCACACCTTGTAAGCTTTCCTTTACTTCGTTAAATTGTCCTGTCGCTTGATTTTGTGCTTCTTGAACCTTTTGATTTAACTCCGTTTTAGCTGTTTCAATATCTTTCTTAACATCTTTAATACTTTGCTGTAACGGAGCTGTATCAGGGACGACAGGTTCCCATGTTTTGCCTGTCCATATTTTTAAAATACCAGGCTTACCATTACTAATATCACGCCATAGTGTTTTATTTGATTTAAGATTAGTAGTAGGTGGATTAGCTCCTTCTATAATATCTACAAGGTTTTGATCCATATAATCTTTAGTCTTTTCTGCTATATCCTTTGCCGCTTTACTTTCTTTTTGAGCTTGTTCGGCTGTACCCTTCGCTTCTTCTGCTAACTTTTCTAGTTGTTCTAATAGTTCTTTATTGGCTTTATTACCTAAAGAAGCAAGCACTCTATTGTATAATTTTCGCATTTCTTCATTCGGATCGGTAATTTCACGGTAGTCACCAAATATATATTTATCTTGTGAAGGATCAGTAAATGATTCATCACCAGCGATTGCCCGTGCTTCTAAATACAGTTCAGGAGTAAAACCTGTATCTTTAATTCGGATTGTGTCACCTTCATTAATCAGCTCGTGAGCTAGGCCAAATACACGTCCAATGCTTTGTGCTTGAACATCGTAAGAAATAGAGGAATTTATCCGTTTGGCTAATTCTGTTTTCATAAGAGTCATTAAACGTTTCGGTGTTATATCGCCTTCTGTTTCTGGTGTATAAAAGCCAAATTTATGTTGCCCACGTTCGTTCCATCGTTGGAAAGCATCACTGTCCACAAGATAAGGAATACCGTCATTTATGTCAGTAATTGTAATAAATCCGTCCCCTTCTTTTTTTGGAGAAACCAAGTAATGCTGTACAAATGTTTTGTGAGTTCTCAACACGTTTAATTCCCACTAAATCTTTGCCAAGTGTTACTTCTTTCCCTGTTTCTTGACCGCGTTTCTTTACCATGTCCACATAGCGACTGACAATTTGAGAACCAACTACTTCAGCACGGTATTGGATTTCTAACTCGAACAAAGAAGCGATATCTTTTAAAAATTTCAGTGGATCTATGAATTCATCAATTGTCATTGTGTGGAAACCAGCATATTCTGTTCTTCCTCTTTTCCACTTCGTACCTACAAGAGCCATATCAATAAACTCATTTACTGTTTTACCTTCCACCTTCTGTGGAGTAATAATGCCAGCTTTCGCAAGTTGAATCCATTCACCAGATGCATAAGCAATGACTGATCTATCATTAGAATCCTTTTCGGTTTCAGTAATAACATACGGAACGATACGCCCGTCACGCACTTCTTTTAATACTAAATTTTGCTGCATGAGTGTAGCTGCATGTTCCGTATTATCAAACACTTTAAATTCTAATGTATCTATATTGTTCTTAATTTCCCAATGTCGTTTATCATCCCAATAATCTTTTGTTTGTATATTAGAAACGATTTGACTCGTTTTAAAATCAACAACATGTAATGTTCCGCTTGGTGTTCTCATCTAAATCGCTCCCTATACGTTATTTTGGCTATTCCCACATCGGAAGGCATAATTTCAAGCTTGTTTAATCCTTTGTTAACAACTGGATAATCACTGAATATATCTTTTAGATTAATCGCCTTTTTACCATTGATTGATACAAGGCTTCGCTCGGTATCAATAACTACTTTATCTCCAACATCAAAAATATAAGGCGGATTATCTTGGGTATTCATATTGACTTTCCAAATTTTTAAGTCATCGATGCTCATGTCTGTACAAAACATGTTATCCGAAAATTGACTGATGCTTATTTGAACTTGTGCCACTTTATCCATATTCATATTGTTTTCATCTTCCCACACGACAAAGCGCTCTGAATCATCCTTTTCGGTATTCCATAAAAACTTTGAAATATAAGCTTCCCACCTATTGCCGGTACGTGCTAACCATAATCGACCACGATATTGATTCCATGTAGTAGGATGATCTCCAGGTTCATTTATAAGCACTCGCTCGCTGTTTGGTTTCTTTTTGTTACCAAGCTTAGCGAACCCTGTATTCTGTTCTGCTTGCCAATGAACATCATTCATAGAAATACGAGCCACATAGTCGCTATTTTCATCTAATAAACCTATTTCAACACGCCCCATTTGATCGGGGTGAGAGCTTCTTACCCCAACATACGCCTGCATAATAAAATCTTGTAGTGGGCCTTGTGGGATGTTCTTTTTAGCTATGCAACCATGCCAACCTTTTATATTTGTTTCACCTAAATAAACCGGAACTAGGCGTGAGCCTGCATCTACTTTAAAAGCCCCGCCCCCAACCATATCTTCCGCACTCGGAACATCCGTCCAACCTACAGTTGTAGACATTTCATCCCACATTACCCGCTGATTTCTTTCAACAGGTATCTGATTTACACTAAGCGGCCATCCGATACGAAAATAATTGTTTCCATTCCATACATCAAGAAATGTGGAAGGGTTCTTCACTTCAACCTCTATAATTGGATTGGACTCTACACTTCCTTTGTTTTGAACATTTGCTATTAACACGCTTGCACCTGTTTGAAAATCTACTGTTCGAGTAGGTCCTAATTTATATGGCATTGGACAAATGAACTTAATTGTTCCTATTCCAAGTGTTACAAATTCATCTGGATCAAAGCTATCTTCCACAACTGCTAAATATGTTCTATTTGGTTCTACATCAAAAATAAGTTCTGCTGGTTGGCCTGTGATTAACCATTCTGCAATTTCTTCTTTCATAGTTTCCAAATCTGAACACTCAGGAACTATAATTCCTACAGGAATAGATAAAACACGCATTTCCGTTTGGGTGTTTAATAGTCTTGCTCCTGTATATCCTGGGACACTTAGAAAATTCCTTTTCACCGGTGCCCACGCTGGTCTTTTCCATCCCTTTTCTATTTGAACAAAATCTTTGCGTATGTTGTTAAATGAAAAAGAACTCATACTGTCACCCTATTTCTTTATAAAATAAAAGAAACCCAAACCTAAAAGTCTGAGTTTCTTTTTGCTTCTCTTTCTTGATACTCGGTTGTATAGCGATAAGTACCGCGTGCCACGTCTCTTCCTTCTAAATTAACAGGCACTTCAATAACTAAATCTCCACCAAGCATTGGAATAACTCCACCACCTGATGAACCAAAAGAGTTATTAATGACTTGATTTGATACACTGTTTGTCATGGCTTGTCTGCTGTTTGACATATTCCCATACACACCACTCATAACGGTTTTTAATCCCGCTAATTGGTTTGCAGAATTAGTCATCATACGGCTCATATCGCTCATTAGTTGATTTATTTCCCCTGGTATAGCAAATTGTTGTCGTGGCATGGCTGCTACGATTCCTGCGCCAATATCTCCAAGTGTCTTTTTATTTAAAGGTAAAACCGCTTCTTTTCCAGCTTCACCTGCACCTTGCAAGTTCCCACCATTCATTCCAAATATAGTCGGTTTAGTGAAGATACCACCTTTTGCACGCCAATCTATATTAAGTCCAGAAGGGAACGTAACATCCTTCCCTAAAATATTTTTCGTACTAGTTTGCAAGCTAAAGTGTGGAAGTGGTGGCATTTCAGGTTTAGGAATCTTTAACTTCAAATCACTAAAGAAGCTCTTAATCTTCCCAATAAATTTTTCTACACTGTCAACTGCATCTTTAATTGGATCAATTATAAAGCGTTTAGCTGCTTCGAATTTTTCTTGTGCAGCATTCTTTACGGAATCAAATTTTTCCTTCGCTGAATTATATAAATCAGTAAATTTTTGTTTGGCTGAATTGTAAGCTTCAGTTACTGGATCAATCACGTATTTCTTTGTCAAATTCCAAGCTGTTAGCGTATAAGATTTTATAGTTTCCCAGTTTGATAATATCCAATTAGCCAAATCTGAAAGTTTTTGCTTGGTTGTATTCCATAAGTCTTGAACAGGTTGAATAACATATTCTTTTACCAAATTCCAAGCTGCAAGAGTATATGATTTAGCAAGTTCCCATTTCGAACTTAACCAAGAAATTAAATCACCAAACTTTTCTTTTACTAAGTTCCAAGTATCTATGACAGGTTGAATAATATATTGCTTAAATAGTCCCCAAGCGATTTGCGCCATAGCTTTTGCAATTTCCCATTGTGTACCAAGCCAAGTGACCATTTCACCGATTTGTGTACTTACCCAATCGTAAGCTTCTTGGATTGGTTGAATAATGTATTGACAGATTGCTGCCCATGCAATTTGTGCACCTGCCTGTATTAACAACCAACCAGCTTCTAAAACGGTAGAAACTGCCGAAATAATTGGATCTAACACAGTAAGAATCGTATCCCAGGTTTCTTGCCATGCTTGCGTTAATAATCCCCACAATTCAGACGCTGTTTCAGTTAAAGAAGTCCACCAAGAGGAAGCTGTTTCCACAATTCCGGACCATAGACTACTAAAGAATTCACCTATCGGATCAAAGAAGCTATGCATCATTTCAGTGAATGAGGACCAAGCTCCTGAAAAGAATTCAACAATAGAATTCCATGTACTACTACATATTTCACCTATCCCTATCCATAAATCGCTAAAAAATTGCCCAATTGGATCAAAGAATGAATGCATTGCTTCTAAAAATGAATTCCATGCTTCACTAGAGGATTGAACTATCCCATCCCAAAGCTCTATTAAATATTCCTTAATAGAATTCCATGTATCTATTGTCCATTGTTTTATAGAATCCCAATTTTGATAAATGGCAATTCCTAGAGCAACTATAGCTGCTATGATAATAGGAACTATGGCAACTATGCCTAGTGCGGCGGCGGCTCCGATTTCAAATACACTCATGACCGCCATAACTATAGGAGCAAGCGCCATAACTGCACCTGAAATTACGCCAATAGCTATTGCAACAGCTGTTAATGTGGCTGCTAATTCTGGGTTATTAGAAATCCATTCAGCCACTTTTGAAATAACATCTGCTATAACACTAAGAACCGGCTGAAGTGAAACTTGTAAATCTTGCATCGCCTTTTGAAATTTAACTGCTGGGTTTGAATCCATTTTTTTAATAGAGTCATTCAATTTGTCCTGTTGCTTTCCAAAATCGACTGTTTTATCTTTCGCGCCTAGCAAAGTATTAATAATGTTTTGCCCTTGATCTTCGTACATTGTCATTTTGTTATCGTAAAGGCTTTTTATCCTCTACTTCTTGCACTTCATATTAATGCAAGCTCGGCATACGTTTTCACTTATAAAGAAAGTGTCGCGGTCTCGTGGAGGGATTATATCTTTTCACCCTCTATGCTCTGCCCCTGACTATACTTTGTATAGCCTTCGGTTCAAATTAGGATTCGCACCCTCTTTGCTTTATACCGCGATTTTACTTCGGCACAATTCATCATCTACCGAAAAATTTAACGCCTAATTCATTACGCTTTGTTTCATCATCAACTTGCGATAGAGCTTGTGCAATCTCGGTCATTGCTGCTGAACCTTCTTTACCACCATTTGCTACAGCTTGACCCCATTTTTGAACTTGTTCTGCTGAAATTTGTGTACCTTCAAGGGCTTCTATCATTGCTTTATCGACACCTTGACCGAATTCAGCAGCTTTTACACGACCTTCTTTCAGTCCATCTAGCAAATTATCGATATTCCAGGTTCCTGTTTCAACCCCAGCTGCCATAATAGCTTGTACTTCTTCAGCGTTGTATCCTGCTCGCGTTAACTGACCACCATATTCAGCGATAATATCTAATTGTTCCGGTGGAAAACCCATTTTTAATAAGGCATCAGCCATACCAAGAGCGCCTTCTTGTGAAATGCCTAATTCATTACCGATTTCATTCGTTTCTTGAATTAATTCAGTAAAATCAATGCCAGCATAAGCATTAGAAATAACAGCTGCACTCTGTACGAAAGAAGCATTTGCTTCATCACTAACATTTTTATTCAAAGCCCATTGTCTTCTTACACCCTCAAGTGCTTCTTCTGCATCTAATCCATAGGCTGAAATTCCTCTCACAGCATCCTCTACTGATTTTTTTGAGGACTCAGGAACATCAAATCCTATTTCAATTTTTGTTTTTAACTTTGACATATCAAGCGCTTTTTCAACAGCTGCTGCCATTCCGCCACCAGCTGCCATTCCACCGATAACATTTTCTAATCCAACTTTTAGACCTTCAAACTTCTTCTCAGTTCTTCCGGCTTCTTGTTGTAATTCTCTTAACTCATTTTGTACTTGCCGTATGGAGTTTCCAGCATCCACAGATCGAAGGGCTCTTTGTAATTTTTCAATATCAGCTTCTGTACCTAATGCTTCGCGCCCAATAATCCCAATCGCTTGTTCTAACTGACGACTTGTAGCTGTTCCATTCCGAATTGCATTCACAAGACGATTTCCTAATGCTCCTGCAAAATCATCAACGCTTTTTCCTGTAGCTCTAAACAATGTTTCTAATTGCCTTGTGGAACTCGCTACATTCTCTTGCTCAGCTTTCATGTTTCCTAGTTTATTTTTAAGACCATTAAGTGACCCTTCTGTAAATTCAATCTCACGCCTGAATGCACGATACTGTTCTTCAGAAATTTTACCGTTTTGAAATTGCGCTTGAACTTGTTGTTCCGCTGCTTTTAACTTATCTAATTTTTGCGTTGTGTTTTCAATCTGTTGCGTAAGTAACTGTTGTTTTTGAGAAAGTGCCTCAATATTACCTGGATCAAATTTTAGCAAACGCTCGACATCTTTTAATTCTTTAGCCAAAGCATCACTTTGTTTATTTACATCTTTTAAAGCATTTTGTAGCGGCTGAGTATTACCACCAATTTCAATCGTAATCCCTTTAATTCTTCCTGCCATTTTCTCACCCCTTTCTTAGAATGAATCGAAGTCTTTTTGATTTGCTTTTCTAACTTTTTCTTTATCTGGATTCTCCAGCTCAGCGAATTCAGCAATGTAATCAAAGCAATCACCAACGGTCATTTCTTCTAAATCACCTTGTGTTAAATTTGCTTTATAACAAAGAGCAAGAAACAATTCAGTAGTAAATTCTTCATCACTGAATGTTCCTTGCTCTCCATTATTTTTCTTTATTTTTTTTTTGCTCCCATAGTGACCTGAACCAATTCCATGACTTCTGGCATAATTTCTTCAATTGGGAATTCCTCAAATTTATCTAGCCACGTCATAGGATCAGGAATATTAGGATCAGCCGTTTTAGCGTATAACCACGTTAAGTCATAAATAAGTTCAAAATCTACTTTACTCATATCAACATTAGACATAGCAATGGGTTGTTCTGACCCATCTGATGAAGCTAAAGCATTAATTGCCCCTAACCCCATCAAATCTGCAAATAAATTACGTCTGAATTGTGCTTTATATCGTTTAACTGTTGCTGCTGTAGCTTTTAATCTGACTTGTTTTCCATCTATTGTAATTGTCTTTTCCATTCACTTACGCCCCTTTTGGTAATGCAGGTACTTTTGTATAAACTTTTTTGTACCAATTATCATAGATTTCTTGTTTTGATTTAGTAGTAGTTTTCGTTTTAACCATACGTTTTCCATTAATATCAATAGGGCTTGATACAAATTTAAGTTCATTTGTGTTAGGCTCTGCTGAATTTGTTTTCGTTTTAGATGCAAGTGTTGGACGACTTGCTGAACAGTTAAACATAACGTGTCGAGTCGCTCTTACATCGCCATCGAATTCAAATAATAACGCAAATGATTTTCCTTTTGCATCGGCTAATTCATTTAACACACCATCTTCTTCGTCTAATTCCTCACCTAATGCATCAATTGCAAATTGCTCTGGAATATGAGCGATTGATAGAGTGCCATCATACCCTTGGTTATTACTTGCTGCGTAGTAAAGCATGTCATCTGCATAGAACTCAATTAAATCCCCTCGTGGATCAAATGTTAATTCAACCGCCCCTGGTAATCGTATCGGTGTACTAAATGTAACTACACCATCTTTAATGTCATAGAGTGCATAGTGGACATTTTTCAGACCAAAAGCTACTTTGTTTTCATTCATTTATATCAACCTCGTTTCATAATTTTTTTGATACATTTTTTCAGATTCAATAAAAGTCTCATACGAGTCATAAGGAATCTCATAATCGTCTAGGACTTTTTCAAGTTTGGCTTCTGCAACTAAATCTTTTTTAGTTGTATAAAGCTCAATATTTGCATCGTCTATCTTGTGATACACCTTGTTATCAGCCATTAAATTTGCTGATCCATCCACAAGGAAACATATATAAGGTGGCGCTGGAACTGGCTTGGTCGGCGTTGCTGTGAAATGCGAATAAGCCACAGGATAACCTGTAGCCTCAAGGATTTTTGTTAATTCACCTAACGTCATTGTTGAATCGCCCTTTCAATACGTCTTGGCAACTCATCAATTACATACTGTTCAACTGGAAGGATATGAACTTGTGCTGGTACACGGCCCCCACCCACTTTCGCATGTCCCTTTTCTAAAAGATGTGTTAATTGTCCTTTTGTATTGTGAACGACAAAACCATTACCTTCTTTTTTCTTACGCCATCCTTTACGATAAGCACCTGTTTTTTTAGGGCTACCTTGCCTTAATTTTTCTACAGCGACATCAGCTACTTCTTCTTCTGCTATCATTAACTCTTCTTCCACAACATTTGCATATCTTTGTAATTCTCTAGCAATCTCACTCGCAAAATCATTCATATTAAGTATGCTCCTTTGCGATAATAGTCAATGTTTGATACATTTCATCATCATTCATTGGCGGTTCGATAATATCAAAGATACGATTCTTCATATTAATTCGCATTAATTCTGTAATACCTGTTGTATAAGGAATTACAAACCGATAAATTCGTGTAGACTGTGAAGCCGAAGCTTCAATGTACTCCGAACCTTTTACCGTTTTTATCATTGCCCATGCTTTTTTAACTTCTTGCCAATTCCCTGTTTCAATTTCTTGATTCAGTTCATCTTTTATTACCTCAGGTTGTTCAATGATAATTCGATTTCTACAATCACCTGTATTCAGTGGTTTCTTGTACTGAAAAGGACGCATATTAATCACCGTCCAATTTAATTTCTTCTAATGCTTTTGCAATACCAAAACTATTAATTTCCGTTAAAAAATTCTTAGTAAAATATTCAAGTGCATCATTATAAACATAACGAGAACGCTCAAAAACCAATTCTTTGAACGTCTCATCTTTGTTTATGTCATACAATCCACATACTTTTAATAAAGCTTCATTCGATGCAAAAAGGATGCGCTTTAGGTTATCGTCTTCATCATCACCCAAGTGCATCCTATCTTTGAACTGCTGTATTATTTCGTCTGAAATTACTGTTTCCATTTACATCATCCTTGTGTCGGTGGCGTTACTTCTTCAAGTTTCAGTGTATAAACTTGTGAAGTGTATTTATCCTTTGGTTTACCTGTAGCATATTGTTTAGCAATATAAACAGTTGCATCTTCTAAAGCTAATGTTTCTTCATACTTCTTGATTGGCTCTGTTCCACCCATTGCTGAAACATATTGACCTTTAACAAAGAATAATACTTTTCCTTGAGGTACAAACACTGATTCTGTAAGGATTGGGTTAAATGGCAAGCTAGTTACATATACTCCGGCCGCATTTTGAATTGTCGCGTTTGCCTGAATATCAAAAGTATCAAACGGATTAGTTACCATAACTACTTTACCAGCAATATTTTTTGGTCGATCTGCGTCTGAACCATCAGCATTTAATTTTTTAGCTAACAATTTAACAACGCCTTTTAGTTCGTTGATTGTTTCACGACCCGGTTCAAATGTTAAAGTACCTACTGGCTTTTTATCTGGATACACTCCGCCAACTACACTTCCACTTGGATCTTTTAATAACCCAATAGGTTCATTCTTACCTGTACCAGCTACAAATCCACGTTCTAAGCCTACTTTCATCGCTTCTGTAATCATTGTACGAACATAACGTTCTACCCATACAGGTCCAAGTTTCAACATGTCATTTGCTAATGGAATAAACGCCGTTAATTTAAGTTGTGAAATGCTATCTTTACGGAATGTAGCGTTTAATTGACCTTTAATACCATCAAATAATGGCCCCCATACCGCTGCACCTTCTGGATCTCCGTAAACGAATTCTGTTACTGCACCTAAATTCTCTAAACCAATATGTTGTAAGAAAGGATGATCTTCAACTAAGTCATCAAAAATACGTTCTTGAGTTGTTTTAGGTAAAGTTTCAGTAGACTTAAATCCACCTTCTTCAACTACTGCATTAAAGAACTTCATTTCTTCACTTGTTAATACATTAGCACCACGAGACTGCATAATAGAACGATCTACCATTGATTCATTCACTTGATTTAAAATATCTGCTCGTACATCTGTGGCAAGTGCTTCAATCATGGAGTTTAATGCTACTGATTGTTCTTCTGCGGTACCATCCTGTGTTGCTTTTGCAAAAGCTAGTTTTTTCTCTTCGAAATTATTAAACTTAATAACCATATTTTATTTTCCTCCTAAATTTAAAAAGAGCGTACTTAAATTCTGTTTTGTATGAACAGGTTTTTGAATAGGCTCTTTTGGATTTGTATTTGTTTGTAAATCATTCAGAATTTCATTTTTCAAAACTGATAATGCTGCATTTAAATCTTCTTTTGTAATCCCTTGGCCTTTGTTCATGGTTCCATTTCTAAAGCCATCGATTACTTTCTGTGGAAGCATGGCAGCAGTAGAAGCTGAAGCTATCATTTTTACCTGATTATCCATAAACATAATTTCATCCACAAAATTATTTTCTAACGCTTGTTGTGGACCCATCCACGTTTCTTCAGCCATCATATTAAGTAGTTCTTTTTCTGATTTACCGCTTTTAATGACATAGGCGTTTACAATTGCTCGATCTGTTGTTTTTAGCATTTCGGCAGCCTTTGACATATCGCGATGATCTCCACCATTCCACATTGAAGCGTTATGAATCATGATTTGTGCAGTTGGAGAAATTCGGACTTTATCAGCAGCCATTGCAATAACAGAAGCCGCACTTGCAGCCAAACCAACAATTTGAACTTCCACATGACCGGGATAATTTTTCAACGCTGTGTAAATCTCTGAACCTTCGTGTACATAACCACCAGGACTATTAATTGATACAACTAAGTCATCGCCATTTGCATCTTCAAGCGCTTTAGAAATCTTACCTGGGCTTGCAGCATCCATTTCAAACCAATCATAAATCCACGCTTCATCATTTGAAATGATTGGGCCTTTAACGTCAATGTTCACCGTCATTTTGTTTCTCACCTCCTTCAGATTCAGTTAATTTCGTATAGTTTTTCGTAATATGATGTGTATTTAAATTAGGATCATCTGAAATTTCATATCCTACTTCTAATCGAATTTCATTTCCTGTAAATGCACTTGAAGAAATGAGTTTATCAATACTTGTAGCGAGATCAAATATACTTTGATAAGATACAGCTTTAACTTCAATTTTTTTACCTAAAAGATACTCTTCTTTTTCAAAAAATTTAACGTTAGCTTCATCAGAAATCTTTTTCAACAAAGGTTTCACTGTGAAAAGCATGTAGTTTTTAGTTTGTTTTTCTACATCAGCCATTTCACCATAGATTAAAGCTGTAGGTATCCCCATTGCCATTGCTACTTGATTTAAAAAACCATTTGTAACTTTATTTATTTCTTCCACACTAGGGCCATTAGCAGATCCATTATAAACTTCTTTGTACTCAATTCCTTTTTGCTGCGGAACAATAGCAATATCTTTCTTACCAATTGCTTGATACATGTCATCTATGAATTTCTGTAACTTATCCACTTGTTCTTGTGTTTTAGCACCGATCATATCCATATCAACTACGCCACGAATTTGATTTTTTCGTTTCTGAGAACTTAAAATTCTTCCGAATAAGTCGCCATAATCAGCAAATAGTCCATCGATAAGTGGTGATAACTTATCATTTCGATATTTCAAATGGATAACTTCACTTTGTTTAAAACTTCTCTTAAACTGATAATCTTTTACTGTGACATTCGTAAAGGTATCTTCAAACACAGCATATTCGTTATGTTCAAAGTCATCAGCAATAAGTAAATCGCCATCATCAGCTTGAATAGCTAAACATTCATTATCATAAACAAGCTTTCGAATGAATATTTCCCAAAATGTACTTGCTGTCATGTTTTTATTCGGCCTAACATTTAACCGATAATATAGTTCGTTTTTTTCGAACTCTTCACCATTTTTCACCCTAAATTCTGATTGACTAATTGTTCTCCCTAATAAAGATATACAAGTATCAATAGCTAATCGCTTCATGTGGACTCTGTTCGCTGTATCAATGAACATATCTACATCAAACATAAATTTAATTTCCTTGTTTTTGTTTAATACATCACTGATCCATCCAATTATCATCACCCCCTTTATTAGAATTTAATATTGCCTATAACAAAATCAGTAGCTTCTTGTATCTCATCCGCCCGATAAAGAGCATGAACAAAACACTGAAATCCATCTGTTTTTCGACGAACAGGCTCTTTCTTTTCGTATATTTTATTTCCATCAGCTTTGATAACAACCAACACATTTTGCGTATACCAACGCATTAGTGGATTATCCTCAAAAATAATTTGTTTATTTGCAAACGCCATTTCAATACGTGGAGCTAACAAACTATGAATTGCTTTTGGGTTTCGTATAACTTCTATTTCAAACCCTTCTGCTACTAATAGTGGTCTTATTGCTTCCATACGGAAGTTATCCGCTATAATTTTTTTAATCCCATATTGTTCTCGCATTTCTACAAACCAATCAACAATGTGTTGAGGATTAATAGTCGGTTCATCAACAACTGTTAGTAATCCTTGCTCTTCCCACTCTTTAATTGGAGCGAATTTTTGTTTCTTGAACTCGCCTGCTTTTTTAGAATATCCGTAATAGATATCAACAAATTCTTTTCGTACGAAGGAATGAGTTTTAAAAATGTATTCCCCATTTTGTCTAAATAAAAGACCACATGCTGCAAAGTCCCGAATACTTGCAAAGTCTAACGCCCCTATGCATTCTTGAGCATATAAATCAGGAAAAGGACGATTTGTAGCAAGAATTTCTGACCATTTTGCAACGGACCGTTCTAAATTTGTAACAGGTAAGTTCATTCGCTTTGTCATGAACTCTTCTCGGTTACTTGGATCGTCCTCTAAATCCTCATACTCTTCTTTTATTGTTTCAAGTAAGCCTTCAGCATACTCACTTAACGGCTGAGATAACATTGGGTTCGCCATTTCCCAATTATCGATTTCATCAACTTCTTTTTCATCATTTAATTTACAGATGAAAGGGAACAGCGCATTCGGACGGGCTTCACCCTTTAAAACTTTCATTGCCTTTTCTTTTAATTTATCTAAGAATCCATCTCTTACATATCCATCTGTACCAATGTAAAACTCACGTGGATTTTTCTTTTTTCCCAAACCACTGATGTGAACACGGACATCTTTATTGCTTTCATATTGATGAACTTCATCAAACATTACAGCGCCATCGCGAAGACCATCTTTTGTGTCTCCGTTTGATGTTCTAAACTTCACTACACTTCCAGTCGATTTCGAAATGGTTTGTGTTAATGTTGTTTTAAAAGCTCTTTGTAAAACTTCATTTCTTTTAATACATTTATGAATTTCATCTGGGCTTGTTTTTGCTTGCTCTTCACTGTTTGCAACAACGGAAATGTTATATTCAGAAATTCCATGTAATTCGCTTATTAAAAAGTGAAGAATAACTGTCATTAAACCATTTTTACCGCCGCCACGGCCAAGCATCCACAAGAATTTACGATAAAATACACGGCCATTTTTCTTATAAAATAAAAAGACGAATGCTATTAAGAATTTTTGAAATGATTGTAATGGAAAGTACCACTTTTCACCAAAGCGGATACACTTCTCGATCATTTCATCATCAAAATACAAGTCGTCTCTGTTTAAAACGTATTTTTCCAGGTATTCAATTAACAGTTCTCTTTCATTATTGAACTTTACTTTACCACTTCTATAAAGTTCATTGTATTCATCTACATATTTTTGCCTAATCATACTAAATCACTTGGACTGTAACCCGAATTAGAAGCACCAACTTTAGGAGAAAGTTTTATATCTCTTCCCAAAGCAATTAATGAACTGTTAATTTTATTCCTCTCACTTATAAGAGGGTGGGCTTTAACAAAAACTTGAGAACCGTTTTTTATCGTTACGGACTCGCCTTCTTTATTAATAGTTTTATTTATTTTTCTAAATGCTTTTACAAGATCAATATATCTTTCTACCTTTTCAACTTCGACTAAATCTGTAATATCAATACTATTCATAAGCTGTTCTTTTAACCTCACAATACTAACAGCCATCTACCCACCCCCCTTACGTGCGTAAAATAGAAAAAAACCTGACAGTTAACCCCCTCCTCCGGTGCCCCTTAGAGCATTTTTTGATGAAATTTTTTAAGGGGGGGTTTATTTTTCTTTCCTTTTCTTTATATATTCCATACTCGTTTGTTTACCGCACTTTTTACATCTTCTTGCATCAGGATTTTTATAGTCTGATTCGATAAAGCCACAAGTTCTATCAATACAAGAATGTTTTACGAGTTTGTACTTCAACTTCATTACCACCTCTCATCGTCTTGCCATTTATTTACCTTCTTAACAAACACTCTTCCATGTTCTTTATTATGGCAATCCACACAGACTGTTTCTAGATTGTCCATTTCTAATGCAAGTTCAGGATGATGTTCCAGTTCTTTTATATGATGGACAACGAGCTGAATCTTCTTACGCTTTGCACTCTCACTGTATTCATTGGTGTCCACACGAACACTACCATTGCGCTTACACTCTTGGCATTCATAGTTGTCTCTCTTCTTTACTTGTTCACGTATGCTCTTCCATTCACCACTGTCATAGAACTTACGCTTCTGTTGTTTGGTCTTGTATTCATTCATCTGTCTTTACCCAACGTATTTGATTCTCTCTATCTCTTTCCAATAAATCTCTTATTGGCGTTTGCGTGAGATATTCTATCGAGTAAAGCATAGGTTCCTGTCCGTACAATTTGTAATACTTGAATCGATTAACGTCAATACCAGCCTTCTTATTTACTTTCTCATGCGGCTTAAGGTATTTGATATATGCTTTCTTATCAACAGGTAAAAGACCAAGTGCAGTAATCTTACCGTTTAAAACACTGTCCAATTATCCTCACTCCTTATCTTTCCTTAACAACAAACAAGACGCCACCCAGATCACGACAGCGCCTACGACAATTGCTATTGGCTTAATCACAATTTAACACCTGATGTTTGTTATAGTACGTCCATCCATTTCAGCATTAACATTAATCTTTGTTCGAGGGAAACCAGAAAATTTATCAGTTAACCTCTCCAACTTCTCCAATGCAGACACGCATTCATTAGCAGCCTCAGTAACTTCCCTCATTTGTTTTAATGCTTCAGTTGTATCAGCATCAATATTAATTTTTAATTTGTTATTAGCCATCCTTCATCCCTCCAAAATAAAAAGCACCCGAATGGGTGCTATTCATTAATTAAAATTTTCCTTGGCTTACTTCCTTCGTATGGTCCAATAATCCCATTTTCTTCAAGACGATCAATAATCTTATTTGCAGTTACGTACCCAATTCGGAATCTACGTTGTATCATAGATACTGATGCAGCTTGCATTGCGATTACACATTCTTTCGCTGGTTCATATAAGCTCTCTACAGCTTCATTAATCTTATATTCCATTTTTACTTCCTCCCTTTAAATAATACGAATCATTAAAATTAGTGCTTTTTATCTCAATATAAAATGACATACTCGTATTATTTTTTTATTATTAATCAATTTATTCAATAATTATTAAATCTCAGCAGGAAAAAAGGAAATAATTGTCGAATTTCTTATTTTTCAAGAGAGTTTTCTCTTTTTTGGAGGTGATTCATAAACTTCTAATAAAAGTGTCTTATCACACTTTATAATAACGTTTCCTACAGAATAAATATGATTATCTATTTGAAATACAGTGCCAACAGAGATCGTTTTAGACTTCTGACAAATACTTTTAATTGAAAACTCTCCTAGAAAAGAAAAATTCTTAATACTACGCACATTCTGATTCTCATCACCTTTTGAAAGGAAGATAACATGTCTAAATCAAAATTAACATTAAGCGAAAAATTATCCCTTTTTCACCCTTATTTCCAAAAGAAAACAATGCTACAAAAACTTAAATTTTATAATGTTTTTCCCGAATTTAATCAAGTCTACAATGCATTACGTCAAGAAAATAATAATGACCAAAACAGCAATGAATCTATATCCGATTATATAATTAAGACTTTAATTTATGGTATAGAGCATAATATTATTAATGAATCTAATCTAGATGATATACTCTTTTCATTATTAGAGGATTCGCTTTTAAATTCATATTTATTCAAACTTGATACAAGCTCATTTAATTTAAACCAATCCAATTTTTCTCAACAATTATTTCAATCATGGAATATACCCAAGCAACCAAAAATTCTCAGTAACATAGATAATTCAGATACTCATGAAGACTTTATTATTTGTGGATATAGAAAGATCGAAGATGAACAAATAGAGCTTATTAGACTACTTTTATTAGATACAAAAGTACTAAATACAGCATCTAAAAGAAATGAGTCCAAACAAATTATTTTCCCTACAATTATAGATATTGATTTTATCAATGAACTATTACACATTCGCTTGCGTGACGTTGACAATATTGTAAAGGAATCTCCAGAATTCAGTACAATGTCTGGAAGAATTAAAAATACTCTAACTTTTTTAGATCACTTTAATCCAGAAATTAAATACACACCATTTAGTAAATTTAAAAATAAGCTTTTTGATTTAGAAGAGCTCCTATTAGTTAATAAAAGGAATATTGTGAATGAAAAATTATCCGAATTTACAACAGAAATCGAAAATTTCACCAAGGTTATCTGTCAAAAATATTCTGTCCCCCAAAATAATGATATAGCACCAAAAGATTATATTTCTAACGGTGTTATGTCAATAATTGCATCAACACTAAATGATAGTGAGTTAGGAGATGTAGTTGGAATAAAGTTTCGTAATTCAAGACATGAAAAGGACTTGAATTATGCAGAAATAAAGATTATGGACAACGGTGATAAATGTATATCAACCAACAATCTTTATTGGCTCAATCTACCTGTTTTATTAAATCGAAAAGCCATTGAATACTTAAAAATTCAAAAGACACTCCCTTCTGGATTCGCAACTGTACATCTAGAATATTCACTTGATACTGCAAACATTAAAATTCTGCAAAAAAGCAAGAAAAAAACAAATGAAAACAAACAAGCAACTCAAGAGAAATATGATGATTTTATTAAATTCATCCTACCAATTATTAAATCGTAATAATAGATATTTCAAAAATAAAGAACCTCTAATATGATTATACTTTCACTAAAAAGCCACCTACCATTAGCTGGCTTTTTTAGTTTTAATAATCTGTTTACTTAACATAACCTCTATAGTATCTTAAATTATTTATAATATTTCCCCTTAAAATTTAAATGAATGTATTTTACATTTTTCCACTATAAAAAACTTTCTCTCACCAAAATAAAAAGCACCCGAATGGATGCTTTTTCATTAAGTATTAATTTGTACTCTAATTACGGTAAATGAAGTTTTATTCTTCTTCCAATCACCCTAATGTTGCTACATTCATCTGTTCCAAAAATATTAAGTAACTGGAAGAAGAGCAAAAGCTCTTCCTAATAACGGTAGCATTCAATCATTACCATCTGCTGGTTTCGGATTTTATTTGCCGTCATTATGATACCGTTTAGACAACATATAGATTATAAAGGAATCTTTATGAGCAATGTTTTCCGCCACTACTCACTCTACAAATATATCATGTTAATTGCAAAACAACCGACACATTTACTGCCAAAAAGCGGTCACGACTCTGCCACATAAATAACACTGTACTATTAATACAAAATATCACAAAAATACATTCATATTTTTATCGTATAACAATAATCTTTCGTCATTACCTGCTGAAATGGTTTTAGCATAATATTTATGGATTTTTGATTGCATTTTGTTACTTAATTTATTCCATCTTATTGGTGAAACAGCCCAGTTCTCAAAGTATGCTACTATTAAGTTCGAGATTATAACCTTTTGCATTTTAATACTTTGACTAAGAATTTGCTCCCTTATAAATTTATATTTTCTTTTATTTCTTTCAAAATAACTTAATAAAATATAGGTTTTTCCACCCTGTGGAAATATTGTAACGAACAACGGCGCCAATTGTGCGTTAAGATCCTTTAACTCATTTACCACTTTATCATTCAAATCTCTTTCAATATAAGCAATAGAAGAGACCGCTATATGATATTCTTCATCCAGTTCTATTACATCTGTAACAATCTCACTAAAGTTAGAATTATCTACAGCTTTATTCATCCTTTCCCTAAAAATTTGCAATCTAGCTTCTGACTCCTCATGTCCTATCAAAGTTCCAGTAATATATTCAGCTATTAATTTAATCTGTTCTATATCCGGCTTGTTATTTTCATCGAATGTATTACTTAATTTATGATACTCTCCAGCTTTGGTGTACTGCTTCATTTTTCTAGTCATATCCCCTGTAGTCATCTTAGTATGGTATTCTTTTGCCAAAGCTCTATATGCAAACAGAAATTCTTGTTCCTTATTCCCTATTTGATAATCTTTATCCTCGATAGGCGCAAACAAATTCTTATCATGCCCACCACAAAAACCTGTAAAAGTTGTTGCTATTTTTCTTCCTTTTCGTTGCATTGATGTCTTAAAAAATATGGAGTTATCATTTCCATCGTCAATCATTAGCACTTCTCCATTTTCGGATATTTTGTTTAAAATTTTATTATTTTGTATAGAGTGTGCTTTTATTATTCTATCACTACAATTTTCATCTTGATGGAAGCATTCCTTTAAAAAGCATTCTTTCTTAAGTCTATCAAAATCCGCAAAATTATTATTCTTTTTCTTCATTCTTATCCCTCCATAATTATATTTAATTATAACATTATACAAACTACTTACCCATATCTTATATTTTGTGTAACTAAGTCTAACGCTACAGTCCTTGATATTCATAGCTTCATAACACTTTCTCTTTTGGGTTACACAACAAAATATAAATGGATAACTGTATAAAATAGATATCACAAAATACCTATTAAGCTAAATTTTTGAGAAACCCCATAATGAAATTTACACCTTTTACAGTTATTTATGAGAATACATCCTCAACATAAAAAACCACTTCCTATAATAAAAGAAGTGGTCTTTCAAAATTATATATTTTATTAAAATAAGACTATGATAATATGGTCCCATTCAGCCATCCGTTTATGGCAATAAGGTCCATCAATACATGTAATTCTGTACCTATTAAAGCAGAAATAAAAATAATTTTTAATGAAGAGCTCTGTTTATAAGTAAACAATTTCATTAATCTAGGTATTGTTTTAAGACCTATCATAATTAGTAATGTCAATACTACAGCGCAAGCTAGTCCACCTATGAAACTCTCATCTACCGCGCCTCCTGGTATAAGCGGCACCTTTCCAATGAACATGCTTATAGCATCTGGAATCGCCATACCAAAAAATAAAGTTGTGATATTTAAATGTTTTTTATATACTAATCCTGCAGTTGCAGTAACTACTGTATGTCCTATAACGCCAGCCATATGAATCCTCCGTAATATATATTATTTTCTAGTTAATATCCAATTTAATTAGCACCTTTTTTATAGGCTTATTATTGTTTTATAATTGATAGCCCTTCTAAAAACTGTGAATTATCTTTTTTACTCTCAATAAGCTTTTGAAATGCGTTCTCCACTTGTACTGATTTTTTATCCTCGGTATCAACAACTCCATGATTATTTCCATAAACTTTGTTAAGTTCAAAAACTCCCATATAAGTTTCTTGTACAGGAATTTGAGTAAATGTAGAATTATTGACAATTAAAATACATTGTTCATAATTCGAGTTACGATAATGCCCAAACCAAGTATTACTATCATATTTTACCGGGATTTCCTTGTCAGCAATTACTATTTTTTTAGTTCTTTATTTTTTTCACCTGCAAATAACACAGCATTATCATTTGTTATTTTAGGCATAGATTTTATTGGGTCTGAAATCGGTGTAAAATGATTTTCTCCCTCTCGTAATATTCCTTTTTTTATTACGGCTTCACCTGTTTTTTGATCCATAATAAATACTGATTCTCCATTATGTTGTGCTGTTTTAACTTTATATAAATCGATAGACTTAATTTCACTTTTGTTTTCATTTCGTATATCTTGTAAAGCCTGTTTATCTCCTAACATCAAAATTCCATTTCTGGGTTCCTTAGGTGTGAACGCTAAGTATAAACCAAATAAGAGAGCTCCAATCATACATAGGTTAATAATTTTTCTCATTTTTAATCTCCTTAGAATTATTGTTTAAAGGTGGGTAAACTAGTTAAGATAATTGCTGTAAATCATCTATACGTATACCGATTCTTTAATTCGTATTTGCTCCTTATATAGAATAATTGTTTTATAAAATTTCACATATTCATTTACCTTTCATTTGTATTACATTTATGTAAGGTAAATGAATTATTAGCAAACTGCGACAGTCGGAATAACATCCTACACTATCAAACTCCAAAAACTATAGCGATAAAATGAAAAAACATTATTCTCCCTTAAGAATATTCAGAAAATATGTTGTTTTTTACATTTATTTCTGTATCTTATGAATTACAGTTATTTGCTGGACTACTAAGTCAAAAACTAGCCTCATCTATGCCAAATCCTTATTTATATAAAAAACTACAATTAGATTCTAAACCTAGTCATTGCTTTATCCATTGCATCTTGGTTTACTCCTATATAACGTAATGTTACTCGTTCACTCGAATGATTGAATATCTCCATTAGCAAAGCTATATTCTTTGTCTGCATGTACATATGATAACCGAATGTCTTACGTAATGTATGTGTACCAATCTCATCTAATCCAAACTCCGCTGCTGTACCGCTAAGTATTTTATATGCCATGCTTCTTCCGATTGGTCGATTTTTTCCTTGTCTGCTCTTGATGAGATACTCATAATTTTCCATATCTTCGATGTACCATTTTAACTCTCTTCTTAATGCTGCAGTAATTTGAATACGTTTCTGTTTACCCGTCTTCATTTCACGCATTGAGATATGACTTCCCTTTAAATCTCCAACCTTTAGCTTTAGAATGTCACTAATACGTAGACCTGTATTGATTCCAATTACAAACAAAATATAATTCCGTTCACTCTTTTTCCTTAAATACTCTTTAATTTGTTGTATTTGCTCTGGATCACGTATTGGCTGAACAAAATTCATTATTCATTACCTCCAGTTTCTTCTGTCTCGTAAACTTCTAATCTAAGAGCAAAAGCAAGTTTATAAAATACTCTAGCCTTAACACGTCGATAAGTACGCTCGCTCATGCCGATTTCGTTATATACCATATAATCACATACATCTTCATCTTCTAAATAACGCTTAATGATGATGTCTCTTTGATCCTTTCCTGCACGTCCATTACCCAAACGACTAAGAAACTGGTCAATACGAAATGATGTTTGCTTAATCCACTCTTCTCTTTTACTTTGTTGAATATTAGCCATCGCTATATCTTCTAGTGGCTTCCCTACATCATTTGTAGGCCCGTGATATCTAATTACATAAGAAGGAGTGACTTTCATTTCTTCACGCATCATTCCAAACTGTCTATATAAACGTACATTTTCGAGAACACCTTCTAATTTTTTCTGCGTTGCTACTCTATCAATTTTTGGTAAGAAAGATAATTGTTTATTCATGTAAGACCACTCCTTTTTATTTTTAAATTACTTTTGTCTTATTGCTCCGCGTCTTCGTTCATAACAAGATCTATGCATCCCCATTAAATCCTCAATTTCACGAGTACTTAATTTCTCTTTGTGTTTTTTCTTGTTTTTCTTCTTTCCTTGCTTGGATTGCTTTTTCCATTCGCGTAATCGGGCTTTTAGTGCCTTCATATTTCCCCATCTCCCTTTTCAAAATAAAAAGGACACCTATTCCTAAAACAGCTTTAATTGCTGCTTTAATGAATTGGTGTCCTCTAGTTTTCTAGCCGGACTATATTCTGTTTGCTTTACTTTAAAATGCCAGCTTGTACAAAAATGTTTCTCCAAGCTTTATTAACTTGATACTTCTTCACTTCTTTTGTGCGACGAGCAATTGCTTTTCTTACTTTTCTTTTCTTCAAAGCTTTCATTCTGCTAACCTCACTTTCTATTCAAAGGATTATTTTGTTGTCTTTTAAACTTTTTAAATACATTTTTTATTTTTCATATGATACTTTTTATATATAATTTAACTGTTATATACATTTATACTACTTAAGGAGTATTTACTATGATTGAAACATTTTTATTAACAGGTTTTATATTTTTAATCGTCTTTGTACCATGGCATATGCGTTTAAAACGCGAAAACGAAGAAGCACTTCTACGTATAAAGCAAGAAAGAGAAAGAGTATATAAACTACGTATGGAAGAACTTCGTCAGTCAAGTATTGATGAAATCGATAAAATGAATGGCCAACAATTTGAAGAGTACTTAAGCTCCTTATACCAATCCCTCGGATACATCACAGAAGTTACAAAAGGATCTGGTGATTTTGGGGCCGACCTAATTTTAGAAAACAATGGTGAAAAAATTATTGTTCAAGCAAAACGTTATAAAAATAAAGTCAGTATCCAATCAGTTCAAGAAATAGCTGCAGCAAAAGGATACTATAACGCTAATCATGCATGGGTAGTAACTAATAGTTATTTCACAGCACCAGCCCGTAAATTAGCTGATGCTAACGATGTCTTACTTATAGACCGTGACCTGCTAATCAAACTAAGCGCACAAGTGAATCTTCAAAATAACCAGCAATCCACAAACTTAGAGCAGAGCAGTTATTAAAAGCTGACTGTTCTTTTTTCTTTAAAATGAAATTTTTGTGATTTTTCTCTACAATCCAATACTACTTTTTCCTATCTACTATAGTTTGTGAAAAACTTAAACCTCACTAACCATACTTGAAAGTGCTATAATTTAAATGTTTTCAACATTTCGATTACGGAGGGTTAGAGAATGAAAATTTCAATAGTCTGTTTCGATAATTTCACTGATATAGATGTTTTTTTACCCTGGGATTTATTAAATCGTGTACGTCTAGTTGGTGGTATTGCTGATTGGGAGGTCCAACTATTAGGAACAGAAAAAACTCATGTATCCATGTCTGGTTTACGTATACCCATGACAGGAAGCATATCCGATATCCCTTCTGCTGACGCTGTAATATTTGCAAGTGGTAAGGGTATACAAGGTTTATATAAAAATCAACAATATCTTAATAACATTCATGTAGATCCTCAAAAACAATTAATAGGCTCTATGTGTTCTGGTTCACTACTACTAGGAGCTAAAAAATTATTAACTGGCAAAAAAGCAACTACATATCCATCCGTAGTAGAACAACTTAAAGAATTTGATGTAGACGTTATTGAACAAAGTTTTGTAAACGAAGGCAATATTTCGACTGCTGCAGGTTGCTTTGCTGCACAAGACCTCTCAGCTTGGATTATAAGAACCCTAATTAATGAAGAAATGGTTGATACTGTGCTAGAAACTGTTCAGCCAGTGGGCAAAGGTTTATATTTTTAATTTCAAATCAAGTCAGATATTTATTTCTGACTTGATTTTTTTATAGCGTTTTTGTTTAAATTCACTTTTTTTAACTGTGGCCTTAATAATACTTTTGTGCTAAAATCCACTAGGATATTTATTTTAAAATTATTTTTGGAGGCTTTATGAATAATCAAAACAACAATGAAAAAAACAATAGCAATAGACTATTGGCAATTTTTCTAATAGTATCGCCACTATTAATACCTATCGTGCTCCCTACAGCCATAATTGTTGGAATGAAGCCATGGATGCCTGATGACGTTGAATACCAAAATATAATGTCACTATTGACCTTATGTATTGGATTTTTCATAGTTGGGATTATCTTCTCTTTCGTATTACGCGTATTTAAATTATCTGAAGAAAAGTTAAAAGAATTAGGTTTCTTAGGATTTACAATTTCAATTGTTAGTACTTTCCTGACAATGTATGTCGGATATTTTTGGCTAGCAAAACTTAATTTAACAGCAGTGCAATTATCACCACATGCTGTATTAATCTTTTCGATTTTATCTACAATTCTTTTAGAAGCAATCTTTAAATTGACTGATAAATTTGATACACCTGATGCAAAAGAAACACTTGAATAGATATTAAAATGATTATCTTAGAGCACATATCAACATGTTGTTTTTTTTTCTTTTAATCAAATAACGATTTTGTTAGGTTCTGCCCCATCCATTTTTTATACGTCTTTCCGCTAAACACATTTTTCTAGAAAATCCTATATTATTGAACAGAGTTATCGACTTTCAACTTGAAAATTTTTACTTTTGATGATGTAACCACCTATAATGGAAATATACTTTTTTTCAAAGGAGGTATCTAATGTATATATCAAATAAGATTGGCTTATTTAGCTGGATTGCAACTTGTCTATACTTTTTAATTGAACCTTTCTTTATTTTCACTTCTACAGCACCTTATAACTATTTGCATCACGCAATGAGTGATCTAGGTGTAACAACCTGCGGAGAATTCACCTACGAAATAGCTCCGTATGAAATATGCTCCCCTAATCATTTTGGGATGAATATACTCTTTATTGTTAATGGAATAACATTTTGTATTGGAGTACTATATATTTCACAACATCTAGAAAAAACAAGAATTAATAGAATAGCAACATTTTTTATACTTATAATAGGAATCTCTACTATAGTTTCAGGATTAATTCCTGCAGATGTAAACCTAATTGGACATTCCATTCTAGTTTGGATAGGCATGCTTACGGTATTTCCAGGACTATTTATTTTTGCTAAGAATCTAAAAAAAACTAGAAAATGGACATATTTCTGTTTACTAAGCTTAATAGTAATAACTATCCTTATCGCACTTGTTTTTCTTTTCCCCTTACCTGCAGGTCTATTACAAAGACTTTTTTACTTGGTTCTTTTCGTTTGGGGAACTGTATCAACCTATAAATTGATAAAATAAAGATTTTGTTATATTTCTTGCACTTTTAAATGAGACAAGCATATGTTGTAGTATAGTGTTTCATTACTTATATACACTTCCTTTTTTCAAGAGTACATATTCGATATGTACTCTTTTTGCATCACTATAAAATAACGCTTTTGTTAAGATTTTAAATACCCTAATTCTTTAGCAAATGTAACTATCGCATCCATGTCTTCCTTTGGATACCCCCAATACTCATGGGTCCACTTTAAATAACTTTTTTCGATTTCTTTCCCAAATATGAAATCCTTAAATTCCATAACTAGCCCTAGTAAAGAATCACCTTCACAAAAGCGTGTGTAATATCGCTCCTGCAATTTTCGAGAACCTTTAAAAAGTGGAATCTTTGCTTCTGTGTATCTATCGACGTAATAAATCCGCTGCCCTTCAGTGCTTGCAAAATATGATATGCGATTCTTTTCAGCATAAGAAAATAATCTGCGCCCTCTATTTGCAATTTCACAAATGATTTTATTCACGATTTTGATACGCTCTTGCTTATCCATATCTCATTCCCCTTTTTTTAATAAAATTCAAATTTTATACCAATTAATTGACTAACATTGAATTTTTTGGGATTATATGATAATATTTATATATAAAATCATTACCCTTATAAAAAAGAGCTATGAGCCTTTCCACTCACGGCTCTTTTTTATTACAATTTTCATTTCATATCTACACGATTTTGACTAGCTTCTCGGCTAAATCCGTCTGGGTATCTCGTTGCTAATTTAGATATATTCATTTGAGCAATATCTTCTAGGGTATATCCCATTTCATGAGACATGATTGAAATGTAGTACAAGATGTCCCCTAGCTCTAAAGCGATTTTATGTGTATTTCCTTCTTCTTCTCCTGGACAATGAGCTGGATCAAATCCATGACCATGAAAAATTGCTTTTTTTACAACATCAGCAACCTCACCAGCTTCTCCCGTAAGACCTAATGCTGCATTTAAAACACGTCCACCAAAATCGTTATTTGTATTCCATGTACGTAATGCCGCTTCTTGATATTGATCTAATTCACTAATATGATTGATATTCATTACAGCTTGTCCTTCCTTTGATTCACTAACTAATTTAGTTGTTTCATATACACCGTTTTCCATAACGTTCATTTTATTTTCCCCTTCCTATTTAGCAAATCCCTAATCCTATTGGACGATTTTCAATTAAATACTTATCAGCTTGATCTATTACAAGAAGCGCAACTTCCGCTTGGTGTCTCCTTAACGCTTTTGCCATCTTCGGCAAACTCATACCTTGACTCCACATTTCACGAAAACGTACTACATCTCTTTCATCCCAAATGAAGTTAGCTTCTTCTAAAGCGATGTATATTTTTAACCGTGATTCCTTCATCGCTTTATGATTTCTTGCTACACTCATAAGCGAACCTACTTTCTAAAATTGATTATTTTATCTTTTCAGTAAACTTAGTATCTACACGATCAACTTTACCGTTTATCCAAACCGCCACTTGTTCTCCGAATCCACTCATTGGCGGATTTACTGCTGTTACATTTCCGTCCTTCACTATTAAAAGTTTGTTGCTGCTAACATCAATTTCTATTTTTTTCATATGTCCCTCTCCTTTTTACTACCGCATGTACTCGACAACATCAGGTTTAAATCCACTTCCTAAATAAACCCTTACCGGAATTATTTCTTTTTTATCCCTTGCTGCCTTACACAATTCTTCAGCTGTATCCCAATTAAAAAACTTATCTACAGCCCGTTGAAATCTCCAAATTGCCATTACATATTGTTCAAAGATGTCATAACGATCATCTTGCTTAGTTGTGCGTGGTAATTCATCCGTACACTTTGCATTCGTTGGAACTTGGACGCGTACGTCAGCGTATTTAGTGCGTCCAGTTCCTCTCTTCACATTTGCCTTCATTACATCGAACTCACAAATTGCTGGCTCTACATCGAAAATGTTTAGTTGCTTAGGCATGTGCCATCCCACTCTTCTGAATAAGATCCAGTAATTCAATTACCCCTTCCTTGCTTAAAAACATTCGTCCACCTAGCAACTCTATGTTATTTTCAGAAACTTCACCCGTTACAAAGCATGACTTTTCATGTTTTCTTAAAACGATGTTTTCACCATCGATATGAAAATCTAGTGCCGTTCCTTCGGTAATACCTAAAGTTCTGCGTAACTCTACTGGAATTACTACACGACCTAGCTCGTCCACTTTTCTTGCAACACCTGTGTTTTTCATATCTTACTCCCCTTTAGTATTTTTATATTTATTTAGAATCTCATCCAAACGTTTCTTATTATTTTCAAAATCATCGCTTTGAGTTTGCTGTGGCTGCTGTATTGGCTCTTGTTCTTCTTGTTTGCGTAACCAATCCGGTACAACTTCCGTTCGTTTGGAATAACCTTTACCAGTACGTTTGTTGTTTTTCTTACTCATTTCAAATCGAGTATCTAAAGCAGCAACATCATTTAATGTTTTTACTTTTTCCTTTTCCCAACTACTTAAAATACTGCGGATATATCTCCACTTTGGTACATTTTCATCAATTGCTTTATTAACAGCGTGAATAACTAATTCATTACCGAATCTATCGCAAAACCCACCTAATTCTTGAATTGCAATTTCACTTAAAGGAATTCCCTTTTCAAGTAAAAAATTGTAACTAATTTTAAATTCTTGATCAATTAATTTCTGAGTTGAAGTAGCATCATCATCATTTATATTTGTAGTAATATTTGTAGTAATCTCTGTATTTGTCTTACGTTCTAGTGTAAGAGACTCTTCCGTTTTATCGTAGAAGGGTATTGCTTTAGAATGTAAGACCCTCTTGCTTTCTAAAGTAACAGGGCTATTACTTTTCAGTGTAGGAGGGTTACCATTTCCCCAATACATAATGGATATTTTCTGAACCATTTCAGGTACAGGTTCAACATACATAACGTTATTACACCTAGTTCCGTTAACAAGAATCGTCCTAAACTCAATTTTTATAAGTCCACGTTCTTTCAGAAAGTCACACGCTTCTTTTACTTGTCTTTTTGTAAATCCAAATGAATCGGCTAATTGTTGATAGCTCTTTTGAAGCGTGTCTGCCTTAAACTTTTGCTTATATTGAACTTGACTAGATTCTTCACTTCTTACTTCAGTAGGTTTATACCAATAAACAATTTCTCCTAAGATAGTAATTGCAACAATATTAGGTTTACCATTATCTAATGTAAGTGTTTTAAACCATCCATGATCTATAACATTGCCACGAAAATTTATTTGCCCTATTTGTAATACCTTGGTGTTCATAGTTTTCACTCCTTTTCATAAAACCAATGTGCTATCTCCCTATTTTCCGTGGTATACTTATAACAACTTATTTTTTGAAAAGGACCCACTGCAATGGGTCTTTTTACTTTGCTTCACATCACTCCAAGCCCATTGTTTTATCGGTTCATAAGTTATGTAAAACAAACATGAACCACATGCAATTAATATCGCTAATATAGCTAATGAGGTTGTATCTTCCACTAAATCACCTCCTTTTGTGCTTCAAGCCAAGCTTCTAAATCCTTTTGCAAGAAAAGTAATTTACGTCCTTCCCTGATCACTGGAAAATGTGGGTGATTTGCTAATTCATACATTCTACAAACTGCTATATTGAGGTAAGCAGCTGCTTCTTTCACCCTCATTACCTTGTTTGGTTGTGATTGTTGTTGGAATGAAGCTAAAGCTGCTTGAATTTCTTCGCGAACAACTTCGCGGATTGACTCTTTAATGATTTGATCTAATCCCATTTTGTTTTGCTCCTTTCTAATTCACTTAACCAACCACAACTTAACTAAGGGTTAAGTTGTGGACAAAAAATTTTAATTGCATCTAACTTCACTTTAAAAAACTCAGCAATTTTCACAATTAAATCATAATAAGGTCGACGCTTCCCGTTTTCTATATACCAATAATAAACTTCAGTAATACCAACGGCTTCAGCTACTTCCTTACATGTATATCCCTGTTCTACACGTAGCTGCTTTAGAGTTTTCATAAACAACTCCTCTCTTCCGTTTTTGTTGTTAATTACATAATAACTTAACCTTAAGTTAAGTTCAAGTGTTTCCAAAAACTTTTTCCATAAAAATTACCTTTCCACTTAACTGATAGTTAATATATAATGACAGTGTGACACCATAATAGTAATTAAGAAAAAATAATTTCATATAAAATAAACTTGGGGTGTTTTTTATTATGTTTAGTCATGAGAGATTGAAATCATTAATTGAAAAGAAGAGCATCACCCAACAACAGTTAGCCGACGCAATTGGTGTTAGTCATGTTTCTGTTTATAATTATGTCGAGGGAAAAAAAGCACCCGGTACACGTACACTTCAGAAGATAGCAAATTATTTAAAAGTAACAACAGATTATTTGTTGGGTTTATCTGATTCACCAGATTTAACAGCGGGCGAAGACTTACAGTTAACAAAAGAAGCACACGAAATTCTTCAAATCATTAATGACTTACCTGAAGAACAACGAAAAAAAGCATTAGAGCAATTAGAGATGTTTGTGAACTACGAGAAATCTAAAGGAAATATGTAGTATAAAAAGACTATCCAAGAAAGTTAGATAGTCTTTTTTACATGACTTTTTCTTTTTTGGATTCACTCAAACAAATAGAAAATAATTTCTCTTTTGGATTATCTTCTTCTTGCAAAAGTAATAAAGCTTGTTTAATTAGATTAACTTCCCCTTCTTTACTCTTCATCTTCTTCGATCTCCCTCTTTTTGTTTTTGGATTTTTTTTACAATAATTTCTTTTTTCTTCTTTTAGTAAAAAAAGAAATTTCTCCTAAAACTACAAATGACATCGTCAATTAAGACGATGTCATTTGTAATATATATATACCTTTATTATGTATTTTACCAGCCGCCACCAGGGTCAACCATCATGTGTTGAATTGTAGGTTTTGAATTATTTGTACTAGGCTTTTCTTTTATAGAATCAGTGTTAATGAATAATGTAGCAGCTATTAATAGCGCAGGAATGATTGTAATTATTTTTTTCATTATTTCACCTCTTTCCGAAGACAATTATACCAATTATTCAAATTAAACCCAAGTGTATTTTTGGTAAATTCGAATAAAATATATTCCCTGATTTTTGACACATCAAAAGAGAACGTTTCATTAACTCTTCTTTTTTTGTACCTTCATATGTTAAACCTAAATATGCAGTCTGTATGTCTGTTAATCTTCCATTCTTCTCATTTAATTGATTTAATAGTTTTCTCGCTTCAATCTTCTTACCTTGTTTAATCCTTAAATATGCTAATTCACCTGGATGGACAACATCTAAGCTACTAATTCCTTTATCATGATGAATCTTTAGAAATGATAATGTATGTTGCACCATTTTTCTTTTTCTCTCAATTCCATTAATCTTACTATCCCCTATCACTTCAAGAGTCTTTTCCAAATAATATTTTGCCTTCTCATATTCATTCGCTGAAAAAATATAAGATTCACCTAACTTTAAATATGCATTTACTTTTGGAAAAGAAAAAAAGTTATCCCATTCAAGATCATCTAATAGTTCCATGCTAAAATTCCTTGCTTCACTGACTTCACCACCCTGCAACGAAGTAACGGCAATGGCTTCTTTATATCGTAATTTATAACATTCTCGAATGTACCTATTACTTATTTTATTTATTTTTATTTCAAGAGATTTTAAACGCTCATTTAAAGAAGTAAAATTACCCGATTGATATTGCGCTTGACACAATAAAATTTCAATTAACACTTCCATCTCTGAGGTTCTTATTGATTTACTTTCGAGGCTTAATGCCTTATGGTACTGTGTAGCATCAATCTCACCTATATATCGTCTATATATAATTCGATACACATTAGCAAATTCTCTATTTTCTGCTACCTTTGATTGTGATTCACTATTTATAATATTAATTAATAGATTAAACTTTCCCCTTAAAGCTAAATCCTCCATTGCCTCACGTAAGTTTTCTGATTTTGGTTTCGTTATATGTATATAATCTGTTAATAAATTTTCTTGAACATGTATGCCTTTGTTTAATAGGATGACTGTCTTAGAAAGAAAGCCAAAACTCATATCTGTGTTACCTTTAAAAACTTTTGTAACAGTACTTGGCTTAACTCCCCAATAATTTGCTAGTTTATTTTTCCTTATTCCAGCTGCACATAACTCTTTTTCAATTTGATTTAGAGCTTTCCACATGTTTTGTCCCCCCTTATTGGAACAAGACACACTTCCCTATCATGAAAACGCACCTTAATGATGAATTACATCTAAAAGCTGTGTTATACTAGCCGTATATGTTACGCATAGTCGTAACTGAAAGGCTCATGGCAAATGTTTTCCCTACTACAATTAGGGCAAACGGTGTAAAAGTGTTCCCAGCACAATTACACACGCTATGGGTCTTTTTCGTTCCGTCAAATTATATTATTAAGAATATTCTATCACAAATAACCCAAACATCTATTCTCTCAAATTCTGAAAATACTTGAGAAAGTTAAACTTTATGTTGAAGCGTTGTTTTTTTAATCCTAAATTTAAATATGTAAAATTGCATTTATAAAATCTGTAAAAAGTAATATAATGTTATAGCGTTTTAAATTCACAATTAAAAAGGATGATTTGATGCCCCTTATGTACTCTTCACCTGTAACTAAAGAAACTGGTTTTATTGATTTAAAGAAATTTCTAACAGAAAAAAATGAAAACTTTATACTAGTATTAGACTCTAATGTTTGTATCTATCTAGAAGATTATTTCAAGAATCCAATCGATACCATTAACAGATGGAAAAAATCTAATCCAGAACTATTAACCGATTTTTTCGAAATGATAAAAACAGTTAGAGAATATAATTTAGAATTCCAAATACATCAGGCTTTAAATGAAAATTGTAGAAACATATCACAAGACTACTCATTAAATGTAGAGAGTTTTGTAACAAAGCAAGATTATATATTGTCTATATTAGAAGATTTCCCCTTAAAAAAAGTTTTATATCCTAATAAGCCTTTTGAATCCGAACACAATATTAATCATTTAAAACAAATCATGGAACCTATTGTAAAAAATTTAGATAATCCAAAAGTTACTTTAAATTTATTGTTATCCTATATTTGTACACTCAAATTAAGACTATTAATAGAGAATAGAGAATTAAAGAACCATGAAAAATTAAGAAACTATTATGATTTTATGTCTAAAACGGTTAACATCATTAGTTTAGCCCACTTTGGTACCGCAATTTTAACCTTTAGTGATTTCAAACTCAAAAATGGTAAAGGTATGGCTAGTTTAATTCACGCTAAAAAGAAGAAAAATTTCTCAAAAAGAGAATCCTTTATTAAGGCCATTTGGAATGCAGCAATTGATTTTGCTTGGGTTATTGAAGTATGTCAGGAAGCTGACTACGAAAAAACACCTATTTTTGTTACTAATGATTTTGCATTAAATGAAATAATGCAGAGATACAATATGATATTACGTATTAAAGACATTCAAAGCGCGCCAGTTTTTGCAAGATATGATTACTCTGGTATAAAGTTCGATTCACAATTTAACAAAGAATTAAATATAATTGAAGAAGAGTTAAAATTAAGACACGCTGATATGGACAATATGATTTATAGTTTTAATCAACAAAATAATAATAACGAAATTATGCAAAGGTTATTATCTATAAAAGAAGAACTAGAAGCTTTAATACCATACTAACATGCATATCACATTTCCTATATGGTAAAATGTATCTATCGCTGATATGTCCAACTATGTAATTTTCAAAGCAGCAAAATTACAACTAGACTTATACAACATGATTCAAAACAAATGAAGGAGTGTTTTAAGTGAAAGGACATATTCGAAAAAGAGGAAATAAGTATTGTATTGTTATTGATATTGGGCCTGATCCAGAGACAGGAAAAAGAAGACAAAAGTGGTTTTCTGGGTATAAGACAAAAAAAGAAGCACAGGCTGATGTGGCAAAGAAAATTACAGAGTTGAATGAAGGAACTTTTATAGAACCATCTAAAGTTACGTTAAAGGATTATCTAAATCATTGGCTAGAAATTAAAAGTATGAGCATAGAAAAGAGTACCTTTGCTGGCTATAAGGCGTTTATCAACCAACATGTTATACCTAGTATAGGAATGGTTGCACTCCATAAATTAAATGTTATACACATTCAAAAATGTTATAAGACTGCAATAGATAAAGGGATTGCAAACAATTCTATTCTGCTTATGCATAGAATTTTAAAGAGCGCTTTAAACCTAGCCGTAAAACAAAATATTATTTCTCGAAATCCCGCTGATTTTGCTGAGATACCTAAAAAAGAAAAAACCCCTATCCAGACTTGGACAGAGGAAGAAGTAAAAAAGTTTTTAGCTCATTCACAAGAATCACGATATCACATTGGGTATCTACTTGCAATAACTACAGGTATGCGTCTGGGAGAAGTTTTAGGTTTACGATGGCAGGACATTGATTTTGAAAAACATACTGTTACAATAAATCAAACATCTGGTCATGACAATAAAATCAAAAAAACTGCAAAAACAAATTCATCAAAACGCACAATTCCTGTACCTAATGAAACAATAGCAGCCTTAAAAAAACATAAAATTTTAATCAATAAAGAGAAATTAAGGTTTGGTTCTGCTTATCTAGATCAAGATTTAATAAATTGTAATGAGTTTGGAAGAATAATAAAAAGAGCACATTTCAGAAAAAGTTTCATTAGGATGACACACAAAGTAGGTATAAAAGAAATTAAATTCCATGATTTAAGACATACACACGCAACTCTACTATTGAAACAAGGAGTTAACCCTAAAATCATCAGTGAGCGATTAGGTCATACAGATATTTCAATGACATTAAGTGTCTATTCTCATGTTTTACCGAATATGCAAGAAGAAGCTGTTAAAAACTTCGGTAAAAGTATCTTTGGATAACTTATGTTTGCAAAATGTTTGCATTTTATAAAAATAAGTCAAACAAACGTTGTTATATCAAGGTTTGTTTGACCCAACATCTTATATTCTTGATAAAATCTCCGAATCCCTATTGAAATATTTAATAATGGAGCGTTCTCACCACCGCGGGTTATGCATTGGAATCGATATACATAGGAGAAAAAATCTTGTGTTTTTTCATCTTTTATCGGCTCTGACATCGCCTCACAAATATTTTGTGATCTAAGAGGAGAAAAATAGATTTCTTCTTCATTTGTATTTTCTAAATATATAGGACGCTCACAAAAAATATGTGAGATTAAAGCGGGTACCCACTTAGAATACGTTTCATTATCATGTAGTACTGGCAAATTAGAAATCAAATCGGATTGCCATTCATATTTTGGTAGTTCTACTAATCTATTTGGCTTCCAATCATGAATAATCTCATACCAACTTTGAAAAATATAATCGAGCTGCTCTTGTTTAATAGGTTCTTTTGATACAATCCATGGTGTATTTTCATTTAATACGTACGGATTATGCTGAATAAACAATATATCTGAAAACATATCATACAATCTTTCATTCAAACGTTTCAACTTACTCGTTAATAAAAATGTCTTATAATGTATCTCTACGATGTCCAGCCATTCAATAGGAAAGTATATAAATGATACCTTTTCATTTAAAAGGGGTTCTACTATATTTTCAAATGTTAGCAGCCTTAATTTTTTCATAAAATGATTCCTTCCTTTCTTCAGTTGTCTTGATTATCAAAAAGCTAGAACAATAGTTACTTAATCTAATCCATTTAAACCAAGTATTTAAAAGAAACGTAAAAACTATTTATCTACATAAACTATTATCAAACCGACTCTTTTAAAAATTCAAAGTAATTATCATGTATAACACCTCTATAATATTTGTATTTCAATACATTCGAATTATACATTAAACCTAATGCATTGTACTTATCATTTACAATAACTTTACAAAAAAACCAAAAAAGAACACCTTAATTCGGTGCCCTTTTTACAAATATCAACCTTTATGTAATTGAACATATAGATAACAGTAATCCCCCAAATGAAATTGCTCCTAGTAAACCTACTACAACTCCTGTTAAACAAATACAATCAGCAAGACAAATAGAAGACTGCGATAATGGAACGAATGACCTACTTGTACCCGAACCATATTGTTTTATCTTCTCATAATTCATATCTAACATTAAATGTAGACATGTTACACCATCCTCAATAGTATGTACAGATTCTTTTTCTAATCGCTCCAATAATTTACTATCAAAAGCAACTGCTAGAGGGTACTGCTTATCCGATTTCATATTTTGATAAATTAGTTGCAAACGAGATAATATATTATTTTTCTTCTTTTCAGATGTTACTGTACATTTCATATTATTAAATTCATTTAATAACAGTGATAATTCATCTCTTTTTCCGTATAAATCTTTAGCTATTTTTCTCTTTAGTTTATACGAATGGAAAATAGATTTTAGTTCAACCATATTCATACACTTCCTAATTACATAGTATTTACCCTATTATTTTGTAGATAAACAGTACTTTTTAATCTTATTTAAAATACACTTAAGCAACTTATTTTACTATCGATTAACATTACATTAACCTTACACGGTTGTAATAAAATCATTAGCTAGAAGGAAGCAATGCCCAAACTAGACAGATATTTAATGATAAAACCATAAGAAAAAAACAATGATTAGATTTTAAATCTAGTCATTGCTTTATCCATCACATCTTGATTACATCTATATATCTTATTGTTACTCTTTCACTTGAATGATTGAATATATCCATTAATAATGGCTATATTCTTTGTCGGCACGTACATATAACTAATGTTTTTTAATTGATAAAGTGAAACTTTAATCAGCTCTCACCAATCGGGCTTTTATGGGCAGTCCTCCACCTAACTTCTCTTTGCTCTCGCTGAATTTTTTTGGGGATGTTACTGCCCGCAACTAGCAAGATAGATGTTATCAATATTCATACGTTACAATAGTACCGGTAGTATCAGTAAAACCATCAAAACAGTTAGAGCAACCACCACAGCCTCCACAACCGCCACAGCCTCCGCAACCAAAACAACCGAAGCAACCAATACAACGGAAGCCACCACAACGGAAGCCGCCACAACGACCTCCACCACAACCGCCACAACGACCACAACCGCCACAGCGACGAGCAGCATCTTCAATATAGTAATATGGATATTGGTTTTGCTGGTCCCAATAGACAATATTTCCAGACCGGTAATCATTAAGGCTTAACGCTTGTAGTTCTTGTTGAAACTGATTCATTTTCATAACCTCCGTTTATAAAATACAACCTCATCGATACTTCCCTATATTCCTGTTCGTTACATCTAAGTAGAAATAGCGCTATAAACTAAGTTCAATACGTACATCAACAAAGTATGACTTATCACTAGATGATGCACCTTGTTCATATACCTATTTTTACTATGGGCTCATTTTTATAAAGTGAAACTTTAATCAGTGGGGTTTTGTTCATCCCCTACCTAACTTCTTTGCTTCCGCTGAATTTTGAGGTGGGGGGCTTACTGCCCGGCAAATAGCGGGATAAATAAAAATTAAAAAATATGAATTCTAGCGTCATATCTTCATACTTACTAAGTTCAATTAATTTCTCAATAATTATGATCCATATCCTATATATTTCCGTCTGCTGCTTAGATTTTTCTGTACTGTAAATGGCTTTCGCTATAACACCTCCAAGTGACCAGTTTTTATGACGGTTAAGAAATTCCAACAAAAAAAGCCCTAATTAGGGCTTTTCATTCTATTTCTCCAGCAAAGCTCTCTATGAAATTGTTAATTAAAAAAGACACACTTAGATTGATGCGTCTTTTTGTGATGCCTCTTTTGTGAAATCATATAAAGCAATTGCGCCTAAAAGAACAAGTATACCTTGAGGAACATCTAGCAAAATAGTTTTCCAAATTTCTGGAATTACCCATTTAATATCTGCTGCTGTTTCAAGATATGTTTGGAAATAGCTGATTGTAAAATTAATTATCCCTAAAAATACAAACAACGATAAACCAAATCGAATTAATTTCTTATTTGTAAACAT